TCATTGCTGCTCTGGCTGCCAACATCCTATCCTCATTTTCGAAGCCGGTCTTGAAAGAACCCTCATGGGCACTCTCCGGGTTGTTTCTGCCCTCCGCACCAGAGGTCAAACGTGCTCCTGGTCGGGGCGAACGGGCTTTAGCATTCCCCAACTTTATGATGGCATGTTCTACAGCCACCTCGTCGGGTGTCCCACTCGCATGGAGTTCGTTTGCAAGCATGACGACTTCATTACTTTGACCCACGAGCTTGGCCGCGGCCTCTGGATCCCATCCCTGCTGAAGGAAGTTGGAAAGCTCGACTCGCTTTTCCCCGCTGTCAAAGATCTCAGAGTGCTTCTCTTTATACGCCTCAGCATACTTCCGAGCCTGCGTCTCTGTTTGCTTGTCAACGATGGCCTTATACTTCTCATGCTCTGCCTGCATATCCGCGAGGCTTTTCTTGAGGTCATTGGCTCGCCCCTCAAACTCAGCAACGCGCGGATCTTCTACACCATCAAGGAGATTCCGGAGAAGGTTTAGCTCTTTCTCAAGAGCCCCCTTTTCCTTCTTCCACTCAGTTTCTGCCGGGTCGACAGTTGTTTCAGGCTTTTCCGGACTTTCCAGAGCAGTCTTCTGCTCCTCGAACGCTTTGCGCTCATCAGCCAAGGACTGAAACTTCTTGGTATAGCCGCTCTCCAGTTGCCGATGCAGATAGCGCACTGGATTCTGGAGATGGTCAGGCAGAGAGTCGATATTTCCATCCCAACTCTCAGGATTGAATGCAGAGACTTCTGGCGTCTCTGGGGTGTCGTCTACTCCCTCTGTTACGTTGGCAGAGACTTCCGAAGAAGCCTCAAGGTTACTTACCGTCCCTTCCCCGGACGGCGCTGGAGACTCCACGGCACTCTCAACAGAGACACTCTCGACTGGAGCGGCTTCTGCTGCAGGTGCAGGGCTGGTCTGAACTTCACTCATTCTAAACTCTCACTCCTTAGGAGGCCTGTTCTTGGCCTTCTTCTCGCGGTCTTTCTCTTGGCCGAATCGAACCGCCTCAATCAGAACATCGCGGCGTCCGCCCTCAGAACCTCCAATCATGGAGGGTCCGGGTCCAGCCAACTCTCCACCCTCCATCGGCCCCTCGTCACCAGGCATCTCTTCGCCTTCGAGCGGCGGCCCCTCTTCCAGCATCTCACCCTCAGGTATCTCTTCGCCCTCAGTGGGTTCGGCTGCAGCTCCTTCTGGGTAGACTCGGAGGCCCGAAGCCATAAGAGCTTCGATGATGGCATCACCGTTGGTCTTCCCTTCTGAGAGGGCCTTATCAATGAGTTCCTTGGCACGCTGGGTGTCAGGGTTCTCCTGATATTCTTCAGGTGTTCCAGGCATTATACGATTTCCTCTTTTTCTTTTTCACGGGCAGAACGCTGTCTCTCTAACGCTCTTCGTGCAGCTTCAACTCGTGTTCGAGGAGTAAATGGAATTCCACCAGCCAATGGCCCAAGTCCTCCAGCTTCAAGATCCTCGACCTCTTCTGGAGTGGTCTCTGCGACCTCACCAGCAGCCGGTGCTGTAGTTTCTGCCCCAGCCGGAACAGGTGGTGCTGGTCTGGGAACGGCAGCTTGAGTCTCCTCAAGACTCTCTTGACCTCGTCCAATAGACTGCAAGAATCTTTGAACACGAGATGCGACCAGATCCTTCAACTCCTCATAGGGCATACTCTCGTAGTCCTCAAAGGGGGTCGGTGCTGAAGGAGGCAATGCCATTCGAATACTCAGTGGTTGTCTATTTCTACCTACTTACAGGTCGTTCTGTCAAGCCTCGATGGCCTTTCTCTTCTTGTGATGAGTCTGAAAGTCTTGGACATCCTTGAAACCACCTTTCTTGACTGCCCGATCTGCTTGATCCTTGATGGTTGTATTGAATGTCTTGTCTTCCTGGCTGCCTTTGGAGACCGCTTTGACATTCGGATGATGCTTCATCCAATCACGTTTCTCCTGGTTTGTGCTCCATGTCACGCCAAGCTGCTTACTATGCTCTTCATTACTGAAGATGATTCCTTGTGGATGGAAGAGGCTGGGTCTGACTACACAGTCACCACTGCACTTCTCACAGGTATGTCGCTCATCCGGAGAGCAAAACGCTTCATGCTCACCACACTTTGGGCAGACTTGATCATAGAGAGGCATCAGTAACCAAAGACCCGCGCCCGCCAAGAGGACGGACTCTCGGCCGTTGGTAGAGCTGCTGCGGGTGCTTCTTTCCCAGTTTCTGTGAGACCTTCTCCTATCATAGCTACAGCCCCCAGTTTTTCTCCTTTTGATAGATCCTTCCATTGCTCTCCCTCACCCCATATGCCCTCTTTTGCTGGAGCCTCAACAGCAGGAGCAGAGATGTCAGCGATCTCTGAAGGTGCAATATCCTTCCTCATAAGCTCCATCTCTTCGCTGCCTCTGGCAGGCGCACCTGTCCCGACAAGCTGAGATGCTCGCTTTCTCTCTCCTCGTCCTCTCTGCTGATAGGCAACCGCCTCTGTGGCTGCATCCTGACGCGCCCGAGCTTTAGAACCGTAAAGGGCCATGTTGTTCTCCTATGCTACGCCTGGGGAAGGAGCTGCAAACCCTGCACCGCCTTCCATTCCACCCTGAGCTTCAACCGGGACTTCTGGTGCTCCCTCGGGCATACCACCTGTAGCCATAGTGTCCTGTCCAGGGAGCATCGACATAGTCTCACCGGCAGCTTGTCCAGACTGCATCGCTGCCGCCTGATTCTGCTGCTGTTCTTGAAGCTGTGCTTCACTAATCAAAACATCCGCTCCAATATCAAGAACGTCGAGAAGATGAGCTACGAGACGCCGCTGGTCGATATGAGGAGATGTAACCAACAACTCCATATATGCCTGCATCTTTTTGAGCTGAGCAGACTTACTGTTCTCTGTCGGAGAATATGGAGCAACCTCGTAGTCAATCTCAAGTGGCTCTTCGACATTCTGCCCAAGCGCGCGAAGCTCTTCAGCAATCCGTGGGTTCCGTGCGATCAGATGCTTCCGTGCAACGACGAAGGCTTCTCCAGTTCCTGAAGTACGAGTTGGAATCTCTTGCGCAGAATCCAAGAACTCTTCATAGAGTCCAATCGTCGTCTCAGCTATGTGCTGAATGACAGAGTTGATGAGCTTGGTTCGACGGCCCAAGCGAGTTCGCATAGCTGAGTCGATGAGAGCAAGCTCTGTAGCGACCTCTGAGCTTCCAGCCGTCCCACGGGCATAGTCAGGGATACCCAAGACGAACTGGATGGAGCCCTCAATGCGATCCCGTATGTCGGTGAACTCGGGAACCAGAGTTGAAGTAGGAGTCTGGCCAAGAATATCAGCAAGAGGAGAAGCGTTTTTACCCTGAAGTCTGACCACATCTCCAGGACTTGTTGACGTAGATACCTGATCCGTGAAGTCCTCTGGGTTGTCGCAGAGGGCTTCGTTGATGACGGTGATTGGAATGGAGGATTGAGCATGGCGTAGTTCGAGGGTATCCAGCTCGTTTAGCCTCCTCTGCTGTCTCTCAACAAGTTGACTGTCTGACATGCCTCCGATGTCAGCCATGTTGTCATTGAAGGTCAGCAGAGAAAATGGATTCCTCACAAAGACATAAGGAAGATCACCCGCAAATAGAGGATCTTCCTGGCCTTCCAGCATGTGATAGTAGCGGTCATTGGTGAAGTCATAGACCTCATAGACAGTCACCCACTCAAAGACTTCACGGATCTTTTCAGTCATGGTAGAGCTGGTGTCTTCGCTGTCCTTGAGCCACTTGGGATAGCTGCCAAATCGAGCCTTCTTGGCTATGCCTCCATCGTAGAAAGTCTTCTTCCCACGAGCCTTGATCTTCTGCTTCGTGCGCGCGAAGAACTCAGCTTTGGTGAGTGTAGTGACTTCAATGGCATAGCGGATGTCCTCCCATCTGCTGACACTCATGTCAAAGAAGAAGTATCGAGGATCCAAGATGACGTAGTCAGGGCGGTTCTTTGAGAAGCTCCAGACTGCTTTCAGGATAGAACGCGGGTAGATCGAAGCCTGAGTTGACATCTTCCACAGAATCTTGTGGCCTTCGATTCGATACAGGATGTCGTTGATCAGCGCCTCGCGATACTTCGAAGCAAGCCTTGATTCATCATCACGCCTTCGGGGAAGGCAGGTAACCCTCGGGTTGGGCGGGCAGACACTCGCGACCATAGTGTCGCAGAAGGCGTACAGATAGTTGTTCTCAATGAGAAGCGGATCATCTGCTTGCTGTCCAGCATCACCCCAGAACTCTGAGCGGTACCATGCACGCCACTTGTCCCAGATCGGATGCTCCTTGTTCGCCTTGGTGATGTGAGCATCAACAATGGATCTGAGAGTTTTCGGATCAAGTGACATCTATGCTCGCTTCCCATCAGAGTGTATACGCAGCGAAATCGCATATGCTTGTTTGGGATCTTTGCCCTCTTTTTTGACGAGGTGCTTCGTTTTCTTGTTCACCTTCTTCTTGGCCTTCAAAGTCTTCGGAGTCGGTTGCTTCTTCTTGCGCTTCTTCCGCTGATATTCCAGGGCCTCGCTTGCCGCCTTATTCCGATCTGTATCTCCGTAAGCCATCTTCCCTCCTCCGCTTTTACTGCTGTGGTGTCAGGGTATGGGCTCATGCCCAGGGGGTGTGTTGTCGCTTCTATGCGAGGAGAAGACGAACCGTGATCGCAGCATCAGGTCCAGCAGTACCGGCTGTGCCTGCCGTCTTGAAAGCTCCAATACTGATCGCTGTCCCGAAGGCAATCCCGATTGGGAAGGAATATGTCGTCTTCGCAGCCGCCTTCACTGGAAGGATCATGTTGGGCGCAGTCGACCCAGGGGTCACGGATGATGCAACATTGAACAGCTTTACATAGATGATGTCGCTGGCATTCGCTGTGTTGTCGATCTCCACCATCTGGATGGTCCCCGCTCCAGGAACCATATTTTCATCAACAGCCTCATCCACATCAGTGTTTGTGATGATCGTTGAGGATGAGGGACTACTGATGCTGCTGACTGTGACGGCCATAGCTGGGCTCCATCAAGAGTGGGTGAGGTGAACAGTGACGGCAGAGGCTGGATCACTCGTTCCAGCGGTCCCTCCTCCAGCGGTATCTCCTGCCATAGAGATCCCAGATGCGAATGAGTACCCGCCTGGAATGAAGACATTGAAACGGGTGGTAGCGGCGCACATGAAAGTCATCACAGGCGCTGTAGTTCCAACTGTGATCTCTTGCGCATCATAGAACTTCAGATAGACGATGCTCGCTGCGGCATTGTGGATCTCGATGGCATAGATTGTTGAGCTTGTCCCAGTAACATCTGCCTGCCCTGCATTCGACACACCCGTATCTGCGTCGGTATTGATCGTGATCTTATAGGTCGTAGCAGTTGTGAAGCTCGTGGTTGTCACAGCCATGTCGGATCTCCTGAAGCAGTAGAGGCTACTGTACTACAGCCAGTATCTCTTTCGCGTGCGATGTCGAGATTTGTAAAGCTCGGCTTTCTCATCAAAGGTATAGGGTCGAAGGGTAATGATGTTGTCCTGCTCAGGCCCGAAGGTGGGTTTGTAGCGCCTCGGCGCCATCCGCGCACCCACGATGGCCATCTGAAGGGCGCTCACTTTGTCCCAGTGGTGTCGATCGCGTCGTCGGGGCGAGGCCTTCCCTCGGGCGATCTCACTATTGGCACCCTCCTCAATCCGCTTGTCATGCTTGTATGATGACAACTGCTCGACAGTGTCCCTATCGTTGAGGCGGAGGTCGTCCAGTAGAGCGTCCACGAGCCACCCAAGGACTCGATCAATCGACTGTGCTGTGCTCGTGAATCCTGGCTT